TTCTTTGCCATCTCTTCAAAGTTGGTCTGCCACGGGCCGGAGCCGTATGCCTTGCTGTACTTCTGCGCATGGGCGCGAACATCGTCCAGCGTCATGATCTCGAAGCCGTAGCCGCCGTCCTTTGTCTTGAACATCGCCCAAACGTTCACCGGGTCGCCGCGATCTCCGTTCAGCTTCGGGATAAATTTCAGGCTGCATTCTGTGCCATACTCGGCAATCAGCGTATCGTTCGCGTGTCCGACTTGCGCCTGGATCGTCTGGATCTCGCCGGAGCGGTATGCAAGGTCGATCATGCCCTTATAGCCAAGCTGGAACTGGCATTCAAGGCGATTCTGCTTGCCGTTCCAGTACGGGATCAAATATGCCTGTCCAAGCGGCGTGTTCGGCTCCAAGCCAAGCTGCGCGGCGGTCATCATTGCGCCGAGGAAAGATTGCGGCGTACACTGCGCCAGCTTCGGATTCGTGGAAAGTGCAGAAAGCGTGATCCGCGTGAACCGCTCCGGCGTCATAACGGAGGGAAGCGCTTTCTTGATCTCGCCCTCCATCTGCTTGATATACTGCTGCATTGTCGGATTTCCGCCGCTCTGTGCCTTCATAGCCGTCTGCGCGGTTGCCTGCTGGATTTTGTTCATGATTCTTCCTCCTGTTTCATTTCTGTAATTTTGAATGGCCGGGCCTGCACCGTTTTATAAAACGGTGCCAAATCGATATCCGGGTATGCCTCTTTAAAGGCTTTGGGCTGAAACGTCTGCCGGTTTTGCTGCTTCCAAGAGACGTTGTAGCCGTTGCAGGCGGCCCGCTCTGCCGTGCCCATATCGAGTTTGATCGTGTTTTCAATCTCGCGGCTGCGCTCTGCCAGTGCCGCCGCCTGGCGCTTGATCTGCATATACTCAGATAGCAGCTGTTCGCGTCCGAACAAATCAAGCTGTTCGCCGCTGCTGTCGGCATAAACCGTGCTGATCGCGTCCGTCGTCGCCTCCGAACCGTCCGGTGCAGGCGGGGTGTCTTCCTCGACGCACCGCCAGAAAAGCTTCTCCGCTTCCATCAGCGCGGAGATTTCCGCCTCGTCGCGTTCCAGCGTGTATGTAAAGAATCCGCGCCCGAAGACGAGCACCGCCAAATACCAACGGTCAAGGCCGGTGACAGCAAGATAATGCACACACTGTGCATAGTAGCGTTCCGGGAACTCCACGCCGTTGAACTGCCGAATGTCAAGCGTCGAGGTTGTCTTGCATTCCAGCCCTGCATTTTCACTGGAAATTCGCCTGTCAATGTCTGCGTGCGCCCACGGATACGCGGGATTCCGAATGATGTAGTTGCAGCGCCGCACCTTTTTCCCGGACGCTTCCTCAAAACGCTTTGCAACATACTCCTCGAGATCTCTGCCGATCCGCATAGCCTCTGTGTCTTCCTTTTCCGGAAGACGCCCAGTCTTATCCATCCATACCGTGTACGGGCTTGCAAAGCGGCTCATTCCGATAACAGCCGCCGCGTCACTCCCGCCGATGGACTTTCTGCGTTCCTCCAGCCATTCTTCGCGGCTCATCTTCACAGTGGAGATTGTATCGAGCATTTACTCCACCTCCTGTTTCATCTTTCCCACCAGCCACAGCGGCGGGAACAAATAACGGTCTTCGTCCTCCAGCTCGTCCGGCTCGTACTCCGGCTCGTACTCTGGCTCCGGAATGCTCAAGTACAGATTTTCGCCGTCATACGCCATTCCGGCTCACCTCCTGTCGGATCAGCGCTTCACAGAAGCTCTGCACCGTGGAATAGCCCAGCTTTTTCAGAAGCCTGTCCAGCTTCTTAGCCTGATCGTCCGTCAGGCGGAAGTAATACCGGTTCGTCTTCTTCCTGCGCTCAACCCGGTTCTTCGGCGCGTCCAACGCCTTGATCGCCGCGGCTGCCTCCGGAACAAGCTGCACACCGTATTTCTCCGGCGCTTCGCACTGAGAAAGCAGGCATTTGTTGAACTTCGGGTAGTCGGCCCGATGTACCGCGTCGACGCAGGCTTTCGCACCATGCCGGACGCGGGAATCCGTTAAACTTGACATATGTTCCTTTCTGCCCTATAATGAGGGCGACAATCGTTTTCCTTTCGGCCTCTGTCGCGTTGCCGCGCGGCAGGGGTCATTTCTTTATGCCAGACCATACAGCAGCGCTACGAGCGCGACGAAGCCAGTCACGACGCATTCATACGTCATTTCGGCCGTCCCGGCCATTGCGGCCAAGATCATCGCTGCGCCGCTGACCCAAAGGCACAGGCCCTTGACGATCCGCCGCGCCGCCTTGCGGGCCTCCAATTCTTCACGCAGCCGCTCCCGGCGCTCCTCGGTCGTTTCCTCCGGCTCATACCCGAGCCGTTCTGCAAGATTGGTTCTCATTCTGCGTCCTCCTTCGTATCCGGCAGCCGTTCTGCCGATTCTACCAGTGCCATAAGCCGTTTATAGTTCTCCATCCTTTCCCGGCGGCGTTTTGCGAGGTTTGCAGCCCGCTCCGCTATTTCCGCGGGCTGGTGTGCGGCCATTGCCTCAAACTCATTGGCCTCATTGTGGGTCGCGATCACAAGTAGCTCCAGCGTGTGCTTCAGCTCAAACCAATCGTCTCCGCTGAGAATCAGTTTCCGCATTCCGCTTATCCTCCTTCGTCTCCTGCATCCGCCTGACGAGACGCGCCAGACGGGCGTTTTGTGTCACGAGCTTCTGCGCGTCCAGATCCAGTCCCTTTCGCTTGAGTCCGTTAATGATCTGCGCTGCCTGGCACTCGCAGACCAGCACCGCCTCGATCAGATCATGCAGCTCCTGCGCATCCAGCGTCAGGGTGTAGGTCTTCACTTCCGCCATGCTGCATCCTCCTTCTGTTCCTGTTCCCGGCAGTTCTAACTTTCATTTGTTCCTCCTCATGCTCCGAGAAACCGCAAAAACGGCTCTCTCGGGATCTTCACTCTGTGCTTGCTTGTGCAGCAGACCGGGAAGCCCAGCTTTTCAGGCTGTTCCCTCGCCATCAAGCGAAGCCATTGCGGGGTACAGCCGAGCACCTGCGCCGCCTCGCTTGCGAGGATTGTTGGCTTTGACATTGCCCGGATATCATCCAGCGTCATTTTTCCTCCTTTCTCGGCTTTAATAACTCGTCCACTGTGCAGCCGTACAGATCTGCGATTTCGTGCAGGCGCGCCGTCTTCGGATACATCTGCCCGGTTTCCCACAGATAAACGGATGCGTCTGAAACCTTTAGCGCCTTGACCACCTGTTGAACGGTCAATCCAGCGGCAAGCCTCGCTTCCTTAAAACCCATGCCTTTACATACCTCCTGTCTGTGAATACTAAGTTTTTCTTGACAACTTAGTGAATTGTGTTATTATGAAAGTACCACCTATCATTATTAAACAATCCGATAAGCTGTCCGGGGCGGTGTTCTTTTCACGCCTCATAAGCCGAGGCATGAATCATGTGCAAGTCGTTCAGAGAAAGAATCAGGTTGTTTCTCAATCGGAATAAGCGCTACAAGTCCATAGAAGAAAACGGTCTAAATGTGCTTGTCGAAACCGAAGGCTCGAAAGCACGCACGGAGAAAAGGCGGTTTCTTATCAACATGTTTTTCACCGTCGTATCTGCCGTCGCCGCAGTCGCTGCCGCGATATTTGCCGCCCTTACTTACATCAACTCGTAACGGAAGGCAATGACCGCACGCGCAATGGAACGTCCCGAACTCGTCATATCCGCAGTCTGAACCAACAATCTGAAATCCCCATATATACTTGTCTTTCTTCACGCCATCACCTCACTTGTAAGTTCCGCCCTAACAAAAACTATTATAACTAAGTTTACTAAGAATGTCAACAAAAACTTAGTTATCATAGTATTGCATTTTGAACAATTATTTATTGACTAATATGGATACAATAGACAAAATCAATTATTACTTGACCAAGAGCAAAAAGACCGGCGCTGACTTGTGCGAATTTCTCGGTGTATCTAGTGGCGTTTATAGTCAGTGGAACACTAGGAGAACAAAGCCGAGAAAGAGCAAGCTACCGGCTATCGCAGAATATCTCGGTGTATCCGTGGCAGACCTGCTGCCGGACGAGGAACTCGTTCCGCAGGAGGGCATAAAAAAAGACCCCATCCCGAAGGATGAGGCCGAAGATAGCGAAACCGCAGAACTCCGTGACATTTGGAGTTCTGCGGATGAAAATGAGCGCCGTGATTTGCTCAAAATGGCGCGTATGCTAAAGAGCCGGAGAAAGCAGAATGGATGATGCAAGCGACCTTCCGTTTTCGGAAATCGAGTTGAGCAAAGATGAAAGAAAAATGCTTAAAGCGTTGGCAGATAGCAGAATATTTGCGACGGATGATATTTTCCAGACCGCAAATAGGCTGAAACATTTTGGACTTGCAAATCTGCACCCAATCCCCAGCAAAGATGGTGTCCCTGTGTTATCGTTTGGCGCGTCCTGCGCAATTGAAATAGAAGAACGCGGGAAGGACTACTTGGCGTATATTGATCAGCGGAAGAAGTCCACAAAGGCTAGTCGAATCCATGATTTAGTGATTGCAGTAATCTCATTCCTGCTCGGGATGCTTACGTCTGAACATTTCTGGAATTTCCTGAACAAATGTCTGTCAGGATCCGAGGGCTAAAGTCGCTGCAAACTGCTTTAAGCTTTTTTTCGCAGACAAGCACGATGTCGCCGCCTGGGCTGGCCGCGCCGATCGCGTGTTCGCACATCCGGCACGCTTCTCCGCACTCATCTTTTGTAGAAATTTCAGTCCTGATTCTGCACAACTGCAGCATAATATTATCGTACTTTTCCTTGCTCAGAAACATTGTTTCGCTCCTTCCACATTCTAATTAGTTCTAGTTTTTCCTCTGATGTAAGTTCCATTAAATACTGAAAGCCAATATCAGCGGGCGCAATTTCTTCACCCTTATTATAGCACAGATCACCCTGAACACAAGTCATTTTTGCGTCCTCCTTCTCTAATCTTCCAAATTCCGACGTTTATTTTTGTGCAGCTTCTATGTTGCGGTGGCTGGTTCTAAGTGGTAATATGTAATTGTTTACAAACCATATAAGGAGTGCCGCATTGATGACTAAAAATGAATATATTGTGCAGTGCCCAAGATGCGGGGCAGAGTTCCCGGAACGGGAGAAGTTCTGCCCGCACTGTGACACGCCGAACCGGAAGATGATCTGCCGCTCTTGCGGAACGCAAATCAATGCAAGTGCCCGCGTCTGTCCGGAATGCGGCGCAAGAAACAAAAAGATGATTTCGGTTCAAAAAATCGCGATTCTTTCTGTTCCGTTCGCTGCCGTTGTGCTGGCAGTTGTCCTTATCGCATCAAAGCCCGCGAAGAAGCCAGCCGAGCCGATCAAGAGGCAGGAGCCGGATACAATCTCCGCATCGGAGTCGGCAAAGACGGAAGACGACGCACAGACCGAGGAAACGGCAACCACACCGATAACGGCTGAAAAAACATGGGGCAATAAGGTCAAGCTCACGATCCCAGCCGACTTTATCGGCGAAGATGCGACGCAGCAGGCATTGGACGAAAAGGTAAAGGAAACAGACGGGCTTCTGTCTATAGAGCTGAATCCTGACGGCTCCGCGACCTACGTTATGACGGCGGCACGGCACAAAGAGCTTATGCAGGAGCTGGCGCAGAACATTGACGCCCAGCTTGCGGACATGGCCGGTTCCTCTGACTACCCAAACGTCATTTCCGCCGAAGCGTCCAGCGATTACACGTCCTTTACTGTAACGCTTTCTACTGATGTGGTTGGGCTTCAGGACTCACTCCTTACACTGGCATTTTATATGTACGGCGGTATGTACAACGCATTCAACGGAACTCCGGCCGACAACGTGCGTGTGCAGTTTGTAGACCAGGCCGGAAATGTGCTGGAGGAAGCGAACTCGAGGGACGCACAATAAATTCAGTGCAGGATTCTCGGTTCCCGCCGATCGTCCTGTTCCCGGCCTACGTCCGCGACGCAGGAAAACAGGAGCGGAATGCCCCTGATGTAGTCCACGCTGACGCTATGCACGTCTGTCAGCTTCGCACCGTCGACCGTCACGTCGACCCGCCCATTGTTTACCCGGATATTGATGCACTCCATATTTTTTCCTCCTGACATTTATTATAGAACGATTGTTCTAAAAATCAACATGGCATTATAAACAAACAGACCGCGTTATTTTTGGGAATCAGGAACCAGATGGTGTACAGGTTATGGGACTGATGATTTGATATAATATTTGGTTTGACCGGCCCCATCGTATCTGGAACATACGGTGGGGCCATTTCAGCAGATGCCGAATTCAGGAACTATCTGCTACGTTTTCATTGTACCAGATAATGTTTGTAAGAAAAGGGCGAATCCTGCGTTCTTGTCACATGTTTTGCATTTTTATATGGAAAATGTAAGAAATAAAACTGAAACTTACGAATGGAGGCGTAATCATGTCCGCAATACAGGATCTCGCTCCGTTTATCGGCGCGTATCAGGGGAAGATCAGAAGGGCAAAAGATGCAAGCGGGATGACGTTGGAGGAGCTGTCGAACGAGTCCGGCGTTTCCTTCTCTGCCGTGAGCCGATTATACGCTGGAACACAAGCGGATCCACGGCTTTACAACTCGGCTGCGCTATGCAAAACGCTCGGGTTGTCGCTCGACGAGCTGTTCGGCCTTGAAAATCGCGTCGGAAGCCCGGAAAAGCTGACCAAGCAGATCCATCACGTCGAGCTTGAAAACGCCAAGCTGGAGGCAGCAACAGCCCTACAGAGCGCGCAGATAAGGTCTACACATACAATGTGTTACATTCTCGCCCTATTTTGTTTGCTGCTCTCCTTTACCCTGATTGCCTGCCTTGTAACGGATGCGCAGATTCGGAACGCAGGCCTCATTCGCGATGGAGATTTGACCGTAACCGCATGGGCGTGTATCGCCCTGATCGTAGGTTCAGTTCTGGCTTCTGCAATTACTTTCTACGCGATCCGAAAAGAACGTGGAGGGAAACATGGAGTGCATCAAGTGTAAAAAAGAAATTCCAGACGGCGCGCCCTACTGTTGCTGGTGCGGGAAAAAACAGGAAGCGCGGCGAAGCCGGACGCGCGGGAACGGGCAAGGAAGCGCTTACCAGCGAGGGAAGACGTGGACGGCGCGTTGGACAGAAAGAACTTACCTAGACGAGAACGACAAGCTTCGGCAAAAGATGCGAACAAAAGGCGGGTTTACATCAAAGCGCGCCGCCCTCCAATATGCCGCAAACCCTCCGAAGGAAGAGCAGCGAAGCCCCACTCTCAGAGAATACTACAAAACATATCTGCGTGGGGATTATCTATCCTTATCGGCTGATCGTCAGGGCGCGGCGGAAAAGGCATTCGAGCGCATGAGAGAAATCGCCGACCGTGAGATCGACGCGCTTACCATCGCGCAGATACAGGATGTTATCGACCGCAACGCCAGCACCTATTACACGCGGAAAGATATGAAAACTGTCCTCTCCCACTGTTATAACCTCGCAATTGCAGAAAAGCAAACAACCGTGAATCTTGCAAAGTACATAAAGCTTCCGGAATTGGAAGAGAAGTCGCCGGAACCGTTTACCGACGCCGACGTAAAAAAGCTATGGGAAGCGTATGCAAAAGACCACTTCGTTGGGTTTATTTTAACGATGATTTATACCGGCATGATGCCCGGTGAGCTTCTGAAACTCAAGAAAGATATGATTGACTTTGAAAAGAATGAGATCGTCCGAGGCGGCATAAAGACAAAGAAGCGGAAGGAAACGCCTATGGTCTTCCCGGATTTCGTTGCGCCGGTGCTGCACGAACTATGCGAAGAAAGCAAATCGCGCGTCGGAAATATCTGCTGCATAAACAAAGATAATTTTTACAAGAGATATTATGAGTGTTTGGAGCTTGCCGGAGTGCAAAAGCTACCACCTTACTCATGCCGCCATACAACCGCTACAGCCCTCGCGATGAAAAACATCGACCCGTTTACGATCAAGGAAATCATGCGCCACACGAAGATAACGACTACCCAACGGTACGTACACCCGGACATGAAAGGCATGGTCGATGCCGTAAATCAGTTGCAAAACGACTTGACAGAGTGAATTATGTATGCTACAAAATATGTTACAAACGCCAATTTCCCCAGTGTTTTCAATGGGTTTTTCTCCCCTGCTAAGGGAGTAGGCGTCTAAAAAGCGCGCGAGAGTTCAAATCTCTCCTTCCGCGCCAAAGTACCGATTTTAGCTGTTTTAAAGCTAAAATCGGTACTTTTTTATGCTTTTCGCCCCATTTTCTGCGTATTTTCAAAAAGCGAAAAATCACGTTATGACACGCTCTGTAACATAAAATCATTTCCCGTATGCTACATTGTATGCTACAAATTCAGTGCAATGCGAGGGGACTCCCCTATTTTTTGCTACATGGACTTTATTTTCCGAAGCATGGAATCATAGACTTTTCGGTTCACAAGCGATAATGTGTCCATAAGTTCATCAACGACCGCCCAAGCCTTTGCCGGGTCTTTCCCAGCTACTGCAAGCAAAAACTCACTGTCCCCGTACTCGCCCACGGTAGCCGGTTCTGCGGTCACAGGGGCGGGAGCGCCGGAGTAGTAACCCACATACCTACCGCCGTCGCCCCGTTCCTCTTCCTGCATCTTGTCGCGTATCACATAAAGATCTGCCAGTTTGGCATAATTGGGATAGCTGGATTCCTCATATTCCAGCCGCGCTATCTCCTTGCGGATCTCGGCTTTATCCAGCATATCGCGCCTCCTTATGCCCGCTCGATCTGCTCCATGCAGCGGCGGATCGCGTCACGGGTTTTATCGTCGTCCGCGTCGCGCATCATATCGTCCAGCTGCGCGCGCATATGCTCGCGGGCGTCTGTGCGGCTGTAGCGGCCCATTGCGTCGCGGCGGCGGCCACGGTAAGAGCTGCCCCGGCCGTAAGTACCGCGCATATCCGCCTCCCACTCGCCATCGCGGGAATAGCCGCCGTCTTCAGCCATCTCGATCTTGTAGGTATTCTTGATGGAGCTCGTCAGCTTCTGGATCGCGTCCAGATCGCCCGCAGACATTTCGCGCTTGTCGGCGATTTCGTCAAGCTCTTTGCAGAGCATTTCACGCAGGTTTCTCAAATCGTACATATTGCATTCTCCTTTCACGATACGCGCTCGACGATCATATTGCTATTTGCGAAACTGATCGCCTGCGAGCTGGTGTTCTTCGCCGCTACAGTCAGGCAGCAGCCGCGCGGGACTTCCACGAATGTGGAAACGAAGATGTTGAAATAGTTCTCAACAGCCGCAGGGGTTACGGCCGCTGTGGCGCTGCTCAGAGGTTCGCCGTTGATTGCAAGCGCAGCGGTAATGGTGCCTACTGTTCCGCCTGTAGGGATAGCGATATTCGCGCCAAAGGATACGCGGAACTTTGCCTTGCATTGCTGCGTAAGCCCGCGCAGCGTAACGAGCCCGCTTCCTTCGCGATGTACGATGCACGGCTTTCCGCAAGCCGCCGTGGAGATCAGAGGGACGTTCTGCCCAGCGGCGACAGTTTGAATCCCGGATGATGTAAATTCAGCCATAAAATCATTCCTTTCTAAAAGTATCGAATTCGGCGCAGTTAAAATTAGCGGCGGGACGATTGCCCCGCCGCGTTGCTGTCGAGTATCGGCAATGGGGCCGATCATTTTCGTGAGGCCACGAAAAAGCTCTACGATGTGGAGTTGTTACGCGCAGTTGCCGCAGCCGTAGTTGTAACCGCTGTTGCAGCAGTACGGATTCGCGACAACATAGGCCGGGCTGGGGCTCGGGCGAAGCGTGGAAACAAGGTAATTGTTCTGCGCCGCCTGCGATGCTGCCAGCTGGTAGCCGAAGAGCTGCTGGTTCTGCTCGGCGATCTTCGCGTCCTTCGCCGCAAGCTCCTGTGCCGTCAGACGCTGGTCGATGCTGCGGAAGCCGCAGTTCATCGCGTCGATGATGTCGCGGGTGGTGTTCTGCACGGTGTTGCGGGTGTCGCACGCCTGCGTCGCCATGTCATAGCGCACCTGGGCGATTGCAGCGCGGTTTTCGCAGCAGCACTCCTGTGCCTGCATCGCCATGTTGTTCAGCTGCTGCATAAGCGCGGCCTGCTGATTACAACGAGAAAGTTCGGCGTTCTGGAAACCGCTGTTGAGGGCCTGCGTGGTCGTAGCAAAGCCGCCAGTAATGGCATTGTTCAGGGCAAACGTGGAATCGCAAATGCCGTTTGCCATACTGTCAAGTTTACGCTCAACACTTGCGAAATCGGACGTCAGCACGTAACCGTCCATCACGCCGCCGCTGCCATTGCCGCCCCAGCCGTTGCCGTTGCGTCCCCAGCCGAACAAAAACAGCACAATGATCCAGATCCAGTTATCACCCCACATCCCCATACCGCCGCCGTAGTTATTGGCAGGCTGGACGGGCATAGTCGGCTGAATGCCGCCATCAGTAAGACTCATAAAATTCTCCTTTCGTAGATTTTGAAATTTATCTCAATCGTGGCCACGAATTAAGATTCATTTTATCCGAGCAGCTGCCGGAATTGCACAGCCATTTGCTGCATTTGATTCAGCTGCTGCTGCGTGATTTTCCCGCTCTGTACCAGTTTTTCGACCTCTGCTTTCGGGTTGCCCTGAAACGTCTGCTGAAACTGCCGGAATTGCTGCACCATATTTTGAAACTGCCCCATCTGGCCGGGCATCTGCCCGCCGCCGAGGGCCTGAAACAGGGGGTTAGCCATCGCTTTCAGCCTCCTTTGTCTTTCTCGCCGGTCTTACGCTGGGGGCCGTCAGCTTGGCTACCAGCTCTTCAAACTCCCTGCGGGTCACATATTCTTCGCTCATGTCTTTTCGCGGCGCTGCGGGCGCTGGCGCGGCCTGCGCACGCTCTACAAGGTCGTAGGTCGTCATGGTCGGCTTGCCGCTTGCATCTGCCTTTTTCACATACACGACCGGCGCATTCATATCCCAAAGCGTAACGGCATTGTTGGGCGCGACGATAAAGTCGTTTGCGGCCTGTTCGTTCGGAATCCAGATGATCGACTGATTCTGCGGCTGCTGGGGCTGCGGCTGGTAGGCCGGTATCTGCGGCGCGGGCTGGTACTGTGGGCGCATCATTGGCTCCTGCATTGGTTGACTGATCGGTTGGCCGATTGGCTGATTATAAATCGGCTGCTGATACACATACGGCTGTTGTCCGAACATCATTTATCCTCCTTTGCCCAGTAGAACAGCGGGATCTCATTGCCGCTGTCCCATGTATCGAAATAGCTTCCGTTCTCCGCACAGACCACATGAC